CCATATCGGTTGGAGTTCTGGACCATCTTCTGTAGCGACTGGTTGTACTGCCAGTTGAGCGTCTTGATCTGGTCGGCTTCAGCTATGCCCACCATGTCGTGAGGCCGGACATAGTCATAGAAAACGACATACGGNCACTCGCCGTGCTCATATGGCGACGCCACGTCAGATAGCTCGGCGTGGTTGTGCCCGATGAAGGTGACGATGCGACCGTTCGGAAAGGCCTCTTCGTCTTCCCTCTCTGCTCGTTCGTCGTCGCCCAGCTCGTCCCATTCGGGGTAGAGGTTGCCGCGGTCCTCGGCTCGAAGGTCCTTGATTGTCGCCGAATCCCGGAACCAGACCTCGTAGAAGGTCACCTTGCGGCCTTCGTCGTCTATCTCCCAGTCGGACTTGTCTTTGAGCGGCGATCCAGCCCCCTCGCCATCAGGCAGGATCTTGTCCCGCTGGTCCGGGAACATNCGGCGGACGAAGCTCATGTCCAGCTCGTCTTTGTAGCAGATCCAGGGACACTTCTTTGGATCGTCATAGCCGGCCGGCCAGATGATCTTCCTGGGGTCCACCACCTGCACGTCAACTTCGTCTACGTCGGGGTTGAACGAGATNTTCCACCACCCCATCTTCGCGATGTGGGCGTCGAGGTTAACCCGGAAGATCTTCTGGTCCAGCTCCTCTTTGCGCCATAGCCACTTTCCCGCTTCGGTGTACACGTTTGCCAGCCTCTGCAGGTGAGGGCGCTTGGCCACCACGTGCCAGACCGGCCGCGAGTCGGTGAGCAGGGGTACGTTGGTCATGACGACCGAGAACAGCCAGTTGACGAACACCTTGGACTCAGTCGGGTTCCCGTCCTGGCCCTCGATACTGCGAGCGCTTCGCCCAGTGCTTGCCCTCGAACATCGAGTAGTACTCGGTCATCTCCTTGAAGACTTCTTCTTGGAGTTTCTCGTGGCGTTTGTCCACGAGCGCCTTGATGGCCTTCAGGTCCGATTCAATCATCTCTTCCTCATACCTTTTTCTGCGAGAAAGTTGTCCCGCTGCCTGGAGGTGTCAAAGTATTGCCCGGCCCCTTCGTCGTAACCATACCTGAATCCCAGGGAGAAGCCGCCGAACGACCAGACNCGACGCGATTGCTCGCCGCATTCCGGGCATGGAAGCGAAGAGANGCCAGAGAGGCTNTGAGAAAACGTCTCCAGCCTCCCATGCTTCGCGCAATCAACATCAACGAAGGGCATCGAGCGGCCCCGAAAACTGATTCATCCCGCGAAGGCGGCCCGGCGCTCTCGACGTGGCTTTGCGATGAATTGTCGGCTTGTACTCAGTCAAGCCCTCCTGCGCCCGCATCCGAGGGTGAGGAGCTTCTGCTTCTTCCGAGAGCATCTTTAACAGCTTGTCTACGTGCTCCGTCGGAGTGGCAGCCAATAGCTGCGCGACGTTAGCTTGCGGAATCAACGAAGTGCCCCTCCCAGGTCTGAACTTTCTCCTGCTTCATTGCCTGCCGGACGATATTGAATATCGTCATCTGTGGTTTACTGCCACTCTGGCTCTTTGTCCAGTAATCACTCTTGAAGTCGTCGATCATCATGTAGTGCATGGACAGGGAGTCAATCAGGTCGTCGTGCCCCTTGTAGTTCGGGTTGAATAGCGACATCTGCAAAACAAGGTCCCGGTGGTCCTGGTGAATCCACACCTTGCGGTCCCGCACCAGCACTCCAAGGGTCAAATTGATCCGGTCGTACTTGCGCCTCTTGTTCGAGGCCTTCAGCTCTATCCATGCCCACCGCAGCTTCTCGCGGTGCGCGTTCTCCCATTCTCGCTGCTTGTACTTGAGGACGGTTATGTAGGCGCTGGTCGTGCCCGCCTCAACCGCCAGGGCCTTGATCGGATACCTCGAGCAGATCTCGATGATCTCCTCGGCGGAGGCATTGGGGTCTTTCTTGATCTGCTTGGCCTCGACCACCCATACGTTCTTCTTCTTGTCTGTGGCAGTGATGGTGAGTGCGGAGAAGTCGCTGTAGACCTCGGTGGTCTGCGCCGGGTCGATGGCCGCCCGCCAGATGTAGTCGTCGTCAGGAAGACCTGAGATGTGATGCGACGGCCCATACATCTGGTAGGGCTCGGGGAAGATCTGCTCCTCCCGCGGAGTGGTGTCGAGGCAGTACTGGCACGCAAACGCATAGTGGGAGCCCGTCGCGTTGTACATGTCGTCCTTGAGCTNCTTNAGGGAGGCGGCCGTGAAGAAGTTGTAGATGGGCTTGGGGTCACTGAAGTCGATGCCGTCTGAGTGGAATCGGTCGCCATACTCGGCCCGCATCCGCGCATAGGTGTCCTGGTAGTGATAGAAGGTGCCCGCGACGTAGATCGGGGCCCCCGGCTCCATCTTCGGCTTCGTGAGCGCCCAGAAGGTGTCGACCTTCTCTATCTGGTCTTGAGTGCGGACAGTCTGGTCGTCAATCGGGTCGTCAACGAACGCCCGGTCATAGTGAAACCCGGTGTCCGATCCNCCGAGCCCAAAGACCTCTATCTGCCTGCCCTGCGGNGGAGCGCCCAGCCCGTCGGGCCACGCCAGGGTCAGATAGTCCTTTGTCGAGTCCTTCCAGTTCCGCTCTTTCGGGCCAGGGTCCGGGACCCAGTCCCACAAGACCCGGATCAGCGGCAACTTGAACATCTGCTTGATCTCTTNGNGCGCCTTCCGGGCAAGCGTCGCCGTCTTTGAGTAGATGACCGCCCGGCTCATCGGGTCTTTCAAGAGCATCTGCATGCACTTGGCCTTCAACATCATGGACTTCAGGTGCCCGCGTGGTTGCATCAGCACCTGGCCCTCGTTGGAGTCCAGAATGCGACAGATCTTCCCGTGATACCTGGGATCGAGGAGCGGTCGCTTTATCTCGCGACCCTTCTGCATGAGAGTCCGCTCGATGTGGCCAAGTCCGAGGATCTCCCAGACAAAGTAGAGCAGCTTTTCCTCTGCCATGTGCTTGGCAAAGGCGAGGAGGGCGTCTTCTTCTTTCGCGCCCTGGAGGAGGTAGGTGTCTCGGAGGGCTAACTCGGCCTTGGTGAACGGATACTTGATGGCTGCTCGTCCCCCTGCCAGTCAGTCAACATCTTCTCCAGCTTGGCCATAGACCCATAGACATAGGAGTCCCGCTTCTTGCCCTTCAGGCCCTTCTTGTCAGCCGCCTTCTCCAGCTCGTTGTAGATCTCTTTCGGCATTGTGGATAAGTAAGCCCCGAATATCGGATCGGGGCAACCCCGCTATGTATAGCCTCTGAGTCTGCCAGCGGCAGCGGCCTCCGACGTTCTCGCCGTAGAGCTTGAGACCGATTACACGTAATAACAGGAATCGATACTGAGAGCCTCCAAAAGATTCCGCCCGGTTCTGCCGGGCTGTTCTTAGCCCCGCCATACAGCAGGAACTTTCTAAATCTCAAATGTGCGGTCCGCACATTTGAAACTAAGTCAGTATCTGTGGGCCTTGCCCCNGCTCCTCGGCTTCGTCTTCAAAAGAAGAGCCTCNAAAAGGTCGTCAATGTGCTCCCGAACCTGCCTCAANCAGAGCGCGGCATCCTCTTCGTGATACGGCAACTCAAACAACCTATCAACCGCCTCAAGCGCCCGCTCCGTCAAATTCATAGGGGTAGCCATGCCCCACACTACCACCCCCACTCAAGCCCCGATACCCCCTCCCCACTTTTTTTGCGCCCACACATGGGTCCCCAAAAACCGTTTTCGCCTTCGAGTGGGTGAGGGAGAGATAAAACTAATGGGCCGGAGACCCAGCGGTACCCCCCAACCGGTGGGAAAATGGGCGGGGGCTGCTCACCTCCTATGGTGTCACGATTTAGAGCGCAGCCTGTCGATTAGAGCATCGACGACGCGATTGGCTGCGCCGCTCGCTCGCGCCTCACGCTCCGATGCTGTTGTGTCGGAGACGTACTGCACGGCGCGCATGACCTCGCCCGCCGACGGCGTGGTGGTGGTGGTGGTGGTGGTGGTGCCACCGGGCGTCTCTGTCACGGTGGTGCGGACCCGCTCATGCTTGGACAGCGCGACATCGCGAGCC